ATGTACTTGCAAAGGCAGCTGAGGCAGGGGTAGTGAGCTTGGTCGGAAAATTAACGGTGACCTGATTGGTTCCTTCCTTCCATGCAGACTCATAGCTTGAGCCTGCAGAGCCTCTTGCCTTGACACGAGCTTGCAGGATATGACCATAGGTAGACGGAACAGTAATGTCAAGGTAGGACGTAGCTTTCGCTACAGAAGCACCGCTCCCCCACTCACCCCACGAAGTTCCGTTGTGTACACGTTTCTCCACGTAATAATCAGACAGCGTGTTCAAGTTTACGTCAGCTACGTCACCCCAGTCAAACCGAACTGTCGTGCTGGGGTTAGCGGTCGTTGCTCCAAACGAAGCTGTAGCAGGAGCCGCCAGTGTTGAAGGGTAGTTAGCGGTCAGGGTTTGATTACCGTTTGTCCAAGCGGAATGATAAGCTGAACCCAATCCGCTTAATGCACGAGTTCTAAAAGATCTCACAACACCAGAAGTATCAGGAGCGTTTAATCCCCACCCTGTTGGTCCGGGCACATCCGTAGCATACTGAGTCCATGCACCACCATTATCGGAATACTCAATCTCATAACCGGATATCCATCCAGCAGTTCCAGCATATGCACCTTCACAATAGGCAGATACACTGACCCCTGGATTAGCAGAAGAAGCTCCTATATAGAACGCAGTTGGAGCACCGTTCACTGTAGGAACATCGTAAGTGACCACGACTTCCTGTGTTCCGGCTGTGGCGACATAGGCACGACCAGCGTTAGTGCCTGAAATGACCAGCTGAGTAACTGCGTTAATATCGAAGCCTGAGTCTACACTAACATTTATATCAAACACATGCCCAGAATAGACTCCACCCCAGATGGCGGTGCTTGTTCCCAAGCCAAAGGAACCGTAATAGGTAACCCCATTAGAGGTGATGGCTACACCGATCACAGTTCCTTTAGCGCTGGTGGCATTTCCCGTGCTGACCTTCACTTTGGCAACGACAGCTGTGCAGATACCAACGGTTCCGGAAGCTCCGGTGAGGCTCACCGTACGAGGTGTTGTTAAGTCATAGCCAGTATGCGAACCAGTAAAACTCTTTGTCGCCATGCAGTATCACCTCCTATTATGCGTAACGAGCGTATTGCGTGGCAAGGCCGATAACCTGAAACGCTGTGCCATTGTATATCAGCGTAACATAAGAGTTTGCTGTCAGGTAGTTTACAGAACTGCCGTAGCTGTCCACAATGTTCTTAGCGCCCAGCACGGTATTAGCTTCAGTTATCGTATTATGAGACGTGATATTCAGCGTAGCGGCAGAGGTACATCCAGCGTGGAACTTCACCTCAAGTTTGACACCTGCTACAAGAGAAAAGTCATCAAGCGTGAGGGTGTAGTTTGGTGAAGTACCCCCTGTCGTGCCCTTGAAACCTATCTGATTTTCAAGCGCATCCACCTGTAACTGAAGTGATGTTGCGGGGTCACCAGAAAGCTGACCCTGGATACTTGCAAACCACAGATTAAACTGTGCCTCCAACTGACTGAACAGTGTGGCGGCATCAAGCTGTTGTATAAGACCTGTAACGATACCGCACACATTCGTATCAAGGCGCTCGTCAGTGATGTCTAACGGCGTGATGCTTGATACACCAGCCCCAACATAGATCTGCGCCACGCTGATTTCAAACACGTCAACGCCTTGCGTCAAGGCAGGTGCCGTCGGCGTACTTGCAGGAGTTCCAGCCAGCACATACGCTGCTATTGTTCGAGCAGTCTTGTCCAGCTTGATCACAATGCGGTCTATCCTGGGAAGCGCACCGTTGGCCGTGCCGACAGCGAGTGTAAGCGCCGCTGTGTTTTCATACTTCCGGCCGAGAAGAAATGCTGCGCCTGCTTGCATAGCCACGTTCATGCCAGCGCTGGTCAACACCTTTAAGGCAGTTGACACATCATACACGACACCATTACCAACGAGCGCCGCAAAGTAGTTCGCAAAGTCGTTTGAATCGTATGCCCTGTCATACACGCCTCCGGTAAGAACAGCGTCGAAGAAGTACGATTTCTGTGCCATAGCTTATTCCTCCAATCAGTAGGCCAGCCTTGCCTTCAACTTTTCGTTTAGAGTCATGAGCCCTTTGCCAAACACAAGCTCAATCTGTTCATCAACACCTGTACCGCTTCTGATAACTGCCTCAATAGGTGCGTGATAGGCTACCCCTATATTAGCATAAATCACGCTGACTGTGTCCCCCAGCATGTAATCTTTTCCGTAAACGTAGGAACCAGCATACACCTTGCTCGTCAGGCTCTTAACTGTTTGGCTCGCTACTAAGCGCTCTATACCCAACTGATTCAGCGCCTGTAAAAACTCAGCTTCTGTCATAGGTGTATTATCTGCGTGTGGGGATTCTACCCCTGTAGCCCCTACATATACCTCACGCCTTTCGGCGCCGGAGGCCGTTCCAATGGTGATACCAGTGACGACTTCATTAAATGTTCCAGTTACTCTCGCAACGTTTTTATATGCGCTGTCGTCTTCTGTATACTCAGGGTCTACCAGCATACCGTTGTTATCGCTGAACAGCACATAAGGCCGTTCAGATTGGTTCATAGAACGATCCTTGCCCTTATACAGGTATAGCCTAACCTGCTCCAAGCGCTTATCGTAGATAGCCCTTAGACCTAAATTAACGGTAGACAGCAGGGTGTATACATAGTCAGACAAATACCCGCCAGCTATGCGAGACACCGTCGTTATATCAAACCCCGTGCCAAGCATCTTGTCAAGCACTACCCATGAAACAGCCCTTTCAGGAAGTGCGGGTGTTATCAGGTGTGTATCAATCAGGTCAGCTACAATGTTTGGTATCGTGTCTGTATTGACATACCTGTACCACAGGCACCGCCAGCGCAGCACATCGTCAAGCAAGCGACCATGAACTTCAAGCCCTTCAAAGCCATCAGTCTTTTTCTCTATCCTGGCGACTATGATTCCCCACACCCGATTGGGATACTTGAGCTCCATCGTGTCCTCAGGGGCAGGCACATATCCCAGCAGCGAAGATCCAACGTACAGCATGGGTTGATCTATGGTAACGGTTCCCTTTACCTGATAGATCAAAATCTCTACGTAGGTGAACTCCAGAACCCCAGCGGGGAATGAAGCCGTGACATAGGCTCTGTCCGTGCCATTCGTAAGCACGGCTGCGGAGAGATCTATTGTCATAACCTTTGGGTCTTCATTTACGGTATAGTATATATTCGCTTTCACGTACCCGCCAGCTGATAGGCTAACACCTGAAGCAGAGTAGCGTAGCGCAAATACACCGACCCTTTCGTGAAGCAACATGTCAGCGTCAAGTGAAATAGCGTAGGCTTGATAGTTCATAGACTCCACAAAGGTGTCTGTGCCTGTTGCGGTATACACAGCCCCACTATTCAGCACAAGGTTCTGAACATCCTCATCTTCTTCACCATCAAACAGAAGTTCTACTACGTGGTCTTTTACAAAGTGCTCCATGTTTTCAGGGGTCGTTTGCATCCATAGTGTAAACTGCCCTGTTTCCTTTGACGTTTCCTGCACCTCATAGGACAGCAGGTGACTCGCGAAAGCCACCCGCTCAAAAGCCTTATTAAACACCGACACCTGTCTAAGCGCCATTATAACACCTCCAGATATCGGTTAGCGTATTGTACAGAGACCTCAAGGTTTTCTTCATTAGCGTCTGCGGTGTAGCTAAAACTCGATATACCCAGCGGCAGTCTAAGGAATCTGCTCGTATCGGTCACAAGGTTTATGACATTGGTAGGTGTCCCGTCATCTGCATAGTGAGTTACTTTGGGTACGTTGCCCCTCGTATCTATAGCGAGTCGCTGCCCAGCGGTCAGGGTCATGTTCACCTGAAGATACTGCTGCGTTGAGATGTTGATTATCTTTGGTCCTTGAACAGTTCCGCTTGCAGTAAAGGTTATCAACATACCTGTCGCCAAGTCACCGCTGTTTGTAACTTCTACAATCTGTGACTCAGAACGAAGTCCAAATATTAAAGTATCCCCAGCCAGACCAAACTCCAGCGGAAACACAAACTCGTCATCCCACAAAGCTACGCCAACCGTAGTGTCATTCAAGTCCTTGAACAAGGGATCGTCACACAGGATTTCTATCATGCAGCGACACATGCGTTCATTCAGCACACGGATGTCTGTGCCGTAAGCCACCGTGTGAAGCGGGTATCCGGATATGACGTAATCATTGTGCTTGAACTGTATGCGCTGCTTCGGGTTGATGAACTGGTTAAGGCCGCGTCTGTAAGCCGTTATTACATTGTCATCCTGCCCTATTAGCCATACGACAAGTGTAATCGTTCGTGTGCCGTACAGTACATTCGCCACAAGGATGCCGTCTTGCCCGACTAACTGCTGCTCGTTGCGAACACCTTCTATCATGCCGAGATCACAGGTTTCTAACACATGCGAAAAACTGTTCTCCGCAAAGGTGATCGTGGAGCCAAGTGTTTCATTGTATAGTTGAACCTGAGATATCATCGGCATAGCAGTTCTCCTTACCCTATGTCAAATAGCAAGCTCTGCTGTTTCTGTGCGGTGTCAAACTGACGCTTTGCAGTCACAGGGTCAAGCGCTTTGGGGGAGTTGAATATGTAGGTATTCCCACCAGATGCAGTCATCGATGACTTAGCGTCAGTGAAACCATCAATAGCCAGCTTGCGATCTGTCTTAGGAGCAAAGGCGCTTCCGTGGGACGCCAGCCCCTTAGTCATTTCAATAGCAAGGTTTCCATCCGTCAGTATGGGAAGCAGCCCAGCCATAGCCTTTTCAATAACGCCTGAGTTTCCTGTAATCCCCTCCGCAATTCCCAACACGAGCTGTTTACCAACAGAATCACGCATGATCGAAGAGGGGGACTTGATACCAAACACGCCCTTGATCCAGCTGATAACATCACCAGACCAGATAGACAGCCTCTCCCTCAACCAACCCTTGTTCTTGTCAATACCTTCATACAGCCCTACTACTACGTTTTCACCAACACCCGCCATAACTGTAGACGGTGATTGAATACCGAGCGCATCCTTAATGGCGGCTACTATCGCCTCCGCTGACATATCAGCCGCTTTTTCGAGGCCGGGAATTTCACCATCAATACCCTGTATTAAACCGAGTATTAACTCCTTGCCAGCCCCGTCCATATTAACTCTTTCGTCAGTGATAGTATTAAGCAGCCGCGTCAGAGTAGCTTTCATATCATCGCTGAGGGTGGCACCATATTTCTTAGCGGTGACTACCATAGACAGGAAAGCTTCTGCGTAATCAGCAAACATCCTATCAGACACAGTTTGGTATTCCTGCCATGAGGAATAGTTGTTCTTATTCAGTTCACGCCACTTGGTCATGTCTTCCGTCAACCAGCGCTCAGCAGCTTCAGCCACCGCTGTATACGTGTCTGCAAGGTAAGTCTTGTTTTCCCGCAGACCTACGTCGTAATAGGTCTTGGCAGTTATGAGGTCACGCTGATATGCGTCTGACCCGATGGTTCCAAGCGCCTTGTGCTTGTTCTCAACCATAGTGAGCTGTTTAGTGTATGCGTCTTCAACGACCTTATTGGCCTGATCAAACGCATATTTCGCATTGGCAATTCTCTGTTCAGCCTGTTCCTGGGTTAGCGTGTTTTCCTCAAGCTGAAGCTTTTTAAGCTCCGCCAACTGCTGATCCCTGTACAACTGAAGCTTTTCCGCTTGCAGCTCGAGAAGCTGCTTATTGTACTCACGAATACTGTCAAGCTCATCCTGGCGAAGCCCTCTATGTTCAGATAAAGCCGTGGCGTATATCTTGGTGATACCGTCTTCAGCGTCTTTTATCAGCCTGTTAAGGTCGGTTACAGTTTTTCCTGTGTCAGACAAAAGATCTGTGATATTCGTAAGCGTGGGGCTTAACCTTGACACAGCTTCTTCAAAAGGTTGGATTCCCTTGACAGCGTGTTCCCAAGACACCCTTGATTCTTCATTTATCTTGATCAGCTCTGAAATTGAATACACCATTACACCGATAAGCCCGATGACAAGTCCAACAGGGCTAAGCAGCACACCGAGGATAGTTATTACAGACCCAATAGCCGTGACCAGAGGTCCAATAACGGCTATAATGCCAAGAATACTGGCGACCATTATGACTGACTCTGGGTTTATCTTATCCTTAATAGTTTCAAACCAGTCTCTAAGTTGAAGCATAAGCTCTTTAAGCACAGGAAGGAATGCTTCACCTATGGTGACCTTTATTTCTTCCCAAGTATTCTTAGTCATTTCAAGCTGGGCGTTGAAATCTTCTTTGCGCTTGGCAGCTTCTACTTCAAGCGCATCAGCCCTTACCCATGCTTCATTGGCGTCACCCATTGCCTTATTAGAGGCTTCTGTAGCTGACGTCAAGCGAAGAACGGTATCCTTATAACGGATAGTTCCAATGTCCAAAAGGTCTAATATCTCGTATACACTTCCACCCTCTTGCTGTACTCGAGACATGTTTTCAATGAGGGATAGGATAGCTTCTTCAGGGTTATCACGCCATGCCTTGACGAACTGTTCAGAGGTAACACCTGCAAGCTCTGCGAAAGAGGTGAGTTTTGCACCACCCTCATGCACAGCTTCATCAACGTTCTCCAAGAACCTCGACATAGAGCTACCGCCTGTTTCGGCGGTGAGGCCAACGTTGACCATTGCCGCAGACAAACCAAGCACGCCCTGAGCAGACATATTGACAACACCCGCCGCACCCGTTAAACGGAGGGCGAGTGCAGCGATTTCGCTTTCAGTGCCGTTGTACTTATTACCCAGATCAACCAGTGTAGCGCCCAGCGCATCAACATCATCACCAGTTACCTTCATCAGTGTAGAGAACCTACCTATGAAGTTAGAGGCAGACTCCTCTGTCAAGTTTGTAGTGTAGGCCAGCTTAGCGGCGACTTCAATGTACTTCTGGAACTCTTCTCTGTTGCCACCGAGCTGAACACCCATCTGACCGATGATTTCGCCTATGTCAAGAAGCTTGGTTGCCGCTACAGGAATCTCTGTGCTTAAATCCTGAGCCCACCCTACCAGCGCCTTATACTCTGCGTCACTCGCTTCTGTAGTTTTACGAACATTCGTTAATGACTCTTCGAGATCAGCAGCAGACTTTACTACAGAAGTAAAGCCGTTGACTATAGGCATTGTAAAGGCACTTGTCATCAGCTGACCAGTCGCAACCATGCTCATACCAGTCTGCATAAGCCCAGAGCCGAACGAATTCCCTAATCCATTTACATGCTGCTGAGCCTGGACAACGCCGGAAATGAAGTTGCCTATGTCGAGCTTTAGAAATGCTGTTGCCGTTCCTACATCAAACGCCATTACTCCACCCCCTCTTGTCTAAGGCTATGGTACATGTTGCTGAACGATGAATAGTGTACCTCAAAGGTGGGCGTGTCGCCTCGTTCAATTCTTCCCGCTATGTAGGCACATGCTTCGTCGATGCAGTAGGCAGTATACTCGTCCTCCGCCATCAGTATAGCGGAGGGACGAGTACTGTACATCTTCGCCATGTTGACAAGCCCAAGAACCCTATTACTGGCTACGAAAAGCCTTTAACGCACGTACCCCGCTCTGCGTATAGTTGAACACCGCAATCATCTGTTCATCAGTGAGCTCGATGCCATTTTCTTTGAGCGTGGCGTAGGAGGGCTCAACGAAAGCCGCTTCACACAGAATGTCTATTACGTCATACAACTGCCGTAACAGTTCGGTGTCAACCTTGTTTTCCCTTGACTTGCCCTCAAACAGCTCAGTTGCGGTATTGAGCAAGTCATTGGGAATCTTGCCCTGACGAGCGAGCGCCAGAAGAGAAGGCCGCCTGAGTTTGGCGACAAAGGGAAGATCCTCACCAAAGGGAGGGAGTTCAACAACCTGCCCAGCGGTGTATCCCTTCAAGGCCGATAGCGAGGTAACTTTAAGGTTCTTTGCTTCATTCATGTCTTGTCACCTCAGCTGACTGTCGGCAGCGCAGATACATAGGACAGTTCATACGGAGCGGTTCCAACTTCAGGGGCAGAGGTGATAGTGTATTCAGACACCCTGAACACGTTATCCTCGGAGCTGAGAGAAATCGGCTCGCCCTTGCAGTTCGGGTATATGATCTTTTCATATCCGGTGACAAGCCCTGCTGAGTTATAGATGGCGGAGTAGGCATTCAGTTCAAACACCGTACCGCGAGAAGATTCGACAGCACCAGCCAGCGGGGGCACGTACTTGGTGACAACCGCAGCCTGATCACCCACGCCGTAGGTAATGGTGCCACCCTGTAAGATCTGGACGATCTCGGGATTGAAGACGTTGTCAGTCAACACGATGGTGTGACCCGTCAGTGTAGACTGCTTGCGCTTCTGTGCTTTGAGCGCACCCTTGATCATGAGCTTGATAGCGTCCTGCGTTTCAATCTCAGGAGTAACGGCAATTTTACTCGCCGTGTCAAGAGCGTACTCTTTGTCAACCACGCCGCCGGAAGTCTTTGTAGTAACCGTTACAAGGGCGACGTCAATCGTGGGTATTTCGGAACCTCTAACAAGTGCCATAACTTATTCCTCCTCAAGGGGATATTTTTCTGTACAGTCGGTATTCAAGGTCTACCGTATAGCCCTTGACGCTGTCCTCGTAATAGGGCATAGCCCTGAAGTAAGTTTCCCTCAGCATCAACTGCTGCTGGAGTGGCTTCATTATACCACGAATCTCTTCTGCGTACTGCTCAATCTGTGAGGTTTCGTTTCGAGGAACGTACATCAGCAGCTGATAGCTTTGGTAGAAGGTAGAGTACCCTTCAACCTTTGCTCCAAGTGAAGGTCTAACCACAACGTAGCGCTCCAGGCATTCACCTACGTGATGCGCAGGCAGGTACACGTTCGCACCGTTTCGCTTCAGGTGCAGGTAGATATCCTCCAGTCGGGAATCCGCATAGGTGATGTACACTGGGAGAGAAGCAACAGTTACAGTGATAGGCTCAATTGGGTCAGAATCGGTCACTGTACACGTCATACCCTGTACCCCTACCACCGCAGGGGTAACGCTGTAAAACGCCTCTGAAGTGGCTTCTGAAGCCGTTTGCGGGGTGCTGTTGGTGTATGGGGTGTAGGTGTACAGGTAAGGAGGGGTTCCTCCTTCAACAGAAACGCTGAACCTGATGGCAGCATTTACCTTGCTGACTTCTTTACCTGCTGTCAATACTGCGTTCATCGTTTCACCCCATCAGTTCCTTATACACTTCCCATACCCTGTTTTCATATTGCCTCAGAGTAGGGGCAAGTATCTCAAACCGCTTTTCGTTATACATCTCCAAGTATATACCGTAGCGAACGCTATGTGCCAGTTTGATGTAATACACGTACTGGTTCAGCCCCCACGAACCTGTAAGCCCTGCACGAGCCGCTCCTGTACGATCCTGCCACGGAGCATGCTCCTTGGCATGTTCTTCCATTTCACGGGCTGTCTGCTTGCAAGCTGCTTTCAGTTTGTCCTGAGCGTACTGTTCAAAGCGATCAAGGCCACGCAGTATGTGAGATACATCACAATAGAACTGAGGTTTCATACGACCAAGTCCACACTGATGTTCACAGCGAAGTTGTCTTCCTGTACGTTGGTCACACCCGTTACCCTGTAGAGCTTTCCGTTAAGGCTAACCTCGTCATCAAGCTGTATAGGGTCAGGGGCAAAGTCAATGTACCTGACGATGATGAAACTGGTTAGATACCGCTTGTACCTGACTCGTGTTTCATCAAATTCGTTCAGCATCCAGAAACCCTTCTGGTTATTCTGGGTATAGAACAACCCTCTAAGCCGGATACTGTGCGGGGACGCTGCTCTGTTGAGCTCTTCATATTCATCCTTCGGGTAGCGTAGAAAGGTGTAGTCAGCACCGTGTACTGTAAGGTATCTGTCTATCTTCTGCCGCTGAAAGTTGCTGTGAAGTTTCGTCCTCATGTCAGTACACCTGAGTTAGAGGGTCGGTATTGACTCGCCAAACGCCGAAAGTATTTAGAGGAATCACCAAGCGTCAGCTCATTGGTTTTAAGGCTGGTGTCTTCAGACTTAAGAATCAAGCACTTGTACACCGCTGCTTTGAAGCTGCCCTCAGATTTGAGGTAGTACTCAAGTTCTTCGTCTGTGAAGAACGGGATATCATGCTCACGCAAAACAAGCTTCATTTCCTTCAAGGTCACCAGTGTCTCTGCGGTCATAGCACTCACCTCATTCCTTGACAGCCCTCGCCTTACGTTTCTTAGGTGCAGCAGGTGCAACGAGCTCCGTGCTCACTGGCTGTGGAACTGTTTGCTCAACAGGCACCTCCACAGGGTTCCATCCAAGGGGCTTATACACCTGATTATAAGCCCCTTTGGACACGAACATTATCAGTGAGCTTTGAGCATGTTTGATCTTGATCATGTCAGCTCACTTTCTACCGCATTACGGGATGACGTCAGCGATGACCACCTGATCAGCCGCTTCGAAGGAGGGCAGGCAGATCATGGTAACTTTGGTCTCCACGTTGACGGGGTCAGCCTTCTCCATGGTGGTGACAGCCACGCCCACGTCCGTCAGAGAAACGTTCGCCGTGCGACCGCCCATCAGATCAGACTCTTCAGGCGTAGTGCCGAACCATGTGTTGCCCAGCGCACCTTCGGGGAACAGGATGAAGGTATCATCCGGGACGAACGGCACAGTTGCGCCAGCTTCGTTCTTGTACTTCTTGGCGTACACGACAATGTTCAGGCCGAGGATGTCAGACAGGAAGGAAATGATCTCGCTGTCAGGCACCATCACTCCAGTTGCATTGCGCAGGATGGAGTTCCTGATCGCCGTGTTGGCACGGAAGTACCCCCACGTCTTACGGGACATCAGCGCACGGGTAGGACGGTTGCCAGTGTTGCCTTCAACCATATCCTGCCAATCCTGGATATCCTTCAAGATATCGGTGGTGGCGGTAGCCCAGGAAGTAGACACGGTGTCCTTGTTGTCGTTGGGGATACCGTAATCGTAGGTGTAGCTCTGGCCGTTCGCAGCGATTGCGATAGAGCCAGTGGTCAGCGCCATCATGCGCATACGCTCACGCTGAGCAGCAGCACCGTCCAGGAGCTGAGTGCTGTCATCAAACACCTTATTGATGACGGAGTCGATATATGCCTGATTGCCAGTTTCAAGAACCATGTTCAGTTCCTGACGAATAACTTCGTCAATGTACATGGACTCTTTGAAGAAGGGCATTTCGGCAGATACCATGTTGAAGCCGATCCTCTCACGAGGCACGGCGGTTACGTCATACGCTGACGGCTTCAGCACGATGGGCAGACCCTTCGCGCCTTTGATCCACTTCAGCTCAAGACCGAGTTTCTTGGCAGAAGGGAAAAGCTCTTCGCCGAGGTAAGGAGGACGATGCTGTACAAGCTGCGTCCAATATGCCGCGACTTCCGAGGCTGTAACGAGATCAAAAATCCTCATTGTTGCGTCCTCCTATTAGCCCTTCAGGAACTTGATCATCGGCAGAGCGGCTTTAACGTCTGCGGTGATAAGCGCCTGAGTAGCAGATTCAAGCCTGTTCAGGTTCACGAACCCGAAGATCAGGCAGGTAGCGTTCTGGTTCCCAGCAGTGACGTCAGCGTCATGCAGCAGCACACCGACCGCATTGGAGCCGCCAGCACCAGTGACCGCCTGAGTGGTCTCGGTGATAGCGCTGATAGCACCCGTGGAAGAGGTCTTGCTGACAGCCGGAGGGTTGTTGCTCTGAGCAACCTTCTGGGTGAAGATGAGCTTGGCAGCCGAACCCGTAACAACGAAATCAGCCGTGGTAATCATCTTCAGCAGGGAGGTCACCTGCTCAGCAGCAGAAGTACCCTCGAACTGCTTGTTCGCCACAGACTCAGTCGCCTTCTTGGTGTAGGTTACACCTTCGATGGTGATGGATTCGTCATTGACAAACGCCGTGGAAATGGTAACCTCATACACGCCCTTGACAGCCGTGGTTGAAGTGACCGCCTGTGCGAAGGTGGAACCGTCGCGGTTGGTCAGGTCGCCAGCGATAGGCGTACCCGCTTTGAGAATCTTCTTGCCGTCTGAGTCAGCGCTCAGCCCCGCATTCGATGCGATGACAGACACGGCGGTCTGCATCTTTACATCGAACAGGATCTGCCTGTCGTTGACTGCAGAAACGGTCTTGACACCGCCCTGATTGATAAGCATAGCCGTTTCCTCCTATTTAACCGAAGTAGTGACTCTTGGTGGGCTGTTGGTTCACAACCTGTTCACCGAGCCGAGTGCCGATGCCCTTCTCAGCCTGACCAGTCTTTTTGCTCCCCGGAGCTGTTCCAGTTCCAGCTGAGCCTGTGCCGCCAGCACTTGTGAAGAACATGGGATAGCGTTCTTTCATGCCATCAAGTACCTTGCCCAGATCATCCTTGTCGGTGACCTTCCCCGCTGCGATAGCAAGCGCATCCTCCAAGAACTCGGGACTTATGCCCTTAGTCAAGGCGGTCAGCTTATGCTGCAACAGTTGAGCCGCAGATTCAACCTTCGCCTTTTCAGCCAGCGCCGCAGCAGCAGCTTCTTGAGCTTTCTGCACATCGGTCTTCTGGTCCTCCAAGCTCTTCTGATACTTGCTGACGATATCTTTGGCAGAGGTTTCATCTTCAAAGCCGAGATCCTTCAGTACGGAAGCACGCCCTTGTCGTTTCTCTTCTGCCATCATGCGATTGACGTCTTCCTGTGTAAAGGTCTTCCCTGTGGAAGTCCCCTCCGCAGGTGTGCCGCCAGCGCCATCGTCCGGGTGCAGATACCTTCTCATGAAATAGTACATATGCTTCTCCTTCCTGATTACGGTCAGGTCACGTTGTCATCCAGCGACTTCTCCGTGCTGGTCCGGTTTACACGAACATTATAGCAATACCACCGAAGAATGTAAAGACTAAAGGAATTTACCTTTCTTCGACAGGATTGTTCTTACCCTTAGCCTGCCGTTGGCTGTTCTTGGACTTGTTATCGTTCCGCTTTACGTTGTCTTCTACGCTTCCACCAGGAAGCACTTCAGCCTCTGCGTTGTTCTGTCCCTCACCAAAGGCTTCCTTTTCCTTCTTGATCTGCTCAAGTTCAGCATCAGCCTCAGCGTCCGTAAGCCCCAGCCACTTCCGCATGTACCGCTTGCGTGACATAACACCTGAAGTGACCTCCAGTACATCAACCTGCTTTTCAGCTTCTTCATCTTCAGGCAGCGGGTATTGATTTTCTACCACAGGCATGTACAGATCATTATCCAATACAGTGATGCCGCCTTTTGGCAGGTATTTCTTGGCGCTGTTTGGATACAGCTTGGCACCGTCCATGATACACTGAATAACAAACTCCAGCGCCGGACGCCATGCGTGCATCTTCTCGTCACACCGCACGATCAAGCCCCAGTATATCGCCATCAGGGCTTTACCGCTCGCCACCTTGAAGTCCATCAACCGTATGTCAGGCATGTCAACGGTATCGTACATATCGCCTTTGATACGATCGAGCGTTTCCTTCAGGGCGTTGGTGTAGTTCATACCTGATTCGAGCAGACCAACCTTGCCAGCCACCTTGTCAGCAGTAGAGTTCATGTCAGACTGCAAGTCCCAGAACGAGCCAGGAGCAATGCTCAGCCCCTTAGTCGTGGCAGGGTTAAGGTCAATGCCCCAGCGCACAGGGTTCATATTCTGACGCCCGGAGTCAATGTCTGCGTTGGAGAGTCGGCTGTACCAGCTTTCACTTTCCATCAGCAGCTCTATCTCACTTGACCCACGCAGATCATCCGTCAGGCCGCCATTTAGTATAACAACTGCTGGGATATACTTGAATCGTGTGGGTGTAGCAGGGTAGTACACTTCAACAAGGTCTCCCAGCCCATTGAATAAGCCCTCGTCAAACCAGCACAACCCATCCTCGGCCATCCAATAACGCTTGCGGTATACCCGCTGCTCCCGCTTGTCGTTGCTGTCGTTGGTCAAATAAAATGCCACGATCTTAGTGAGCCTGTTCATATCGGCGGGGTCCACATCATAAATGAACTCCATCGAAGGGCTGAACTGCACCGCAATGCCATCATCACTGAAGTTAAGGAAACACGCCACCCTTCGGCCAATAAAGCAATCCTTCGCAGCTTTGACCAGCTTGTTCGCAAATCCGTTAGACTTCAACACGGCGTCAAGAAAAGCCTGCATTTCCGAAATGGCTTTCTTCACTTCTTCCGAAGGATCGGTGCTGTACACCTTCATATCAGGTGTCTTGGCGAATAGGAACCTTGCCTCTTTGTCGAGTATCTGCCGTGCCTTGCGAAATCTAAGGTCAGCAGGAAGGTAATCGCCGTTAGAGCCTTCAGTTAAAAAGTCTGCGCCATGCTCATATATATGGTACAGGCGTATCAATTCATGGAGCTCTTGCAGCACACTCGCACCGTATAGCCCGCCCAGCTCAGCAGTGATAAGCTGATTGGGCACTTTGGTATTGAAGTTCGTCATGTTAGCCACAGGATAACGAACCTTTGTGTGCTCACTAACGTAGAAGCTATTATCCGACATGCCTGTACACCTCCTGATCCCCACGTCTTGAATTACGTGCGGTTTCTTTTACATCGGCGACCGTGTAAGTATCCAGCGCATACCAGAGAGCCGAGAATGTATGCGGGTCAATGTTGAATTCATCATACTTCAGGTTTCCATCAGCGTCTTTGGCGTAGGTAAGGTTCCTCAGCTCACGCACCGTATTGACACACTTAGGGCTGCAAATAATGCGCCTGAACCGCTTTAGCTTCTTGGTATTGGCAAGCCTTGAGCCTGAGAATTTATGACAGCCACGCATCATAAAGCCAGAAAGCTGGAAGTACCTGATAGACTTGGCGTCGTTAGAGTCAGCGATAATCTGGCGGCTCCTGATATTGGGGTCCCATTTGACCAGCGCAGTTACCGTCTGATCGTCTGTCATGTTGTTCCTGTAGTACTCATCGTATATATACAGCCACTTGCGCTCATCGTCTACAGCGCACCTGATAACAGCATTGTAAGAGGTTTCAAACCCAAAGTCCATTCCGGTAAAGTGAAGCCTGTCATCGATATCCAACACCTGCCGAATAACATCTTGGTGGCTGGGGGCGATCGTGAATTGAGGCAGCACCTTGCGACCGTTTACACCGAACCGTCCCTCACGAGCAACACGATACAGGTCAGGGTCATAGAGACGCATTTCATCCAGTGCCTTAATGTAGGCGTCCGGCAGAAAGTAGTTATCATCCGCTACGGAATGATGATAGTAGGTATCCCCCTTAACGATGGTTCTCCGCCTGTACAGTTCCTCATCGTCAAGCACAGTAACTTCATTACCTTCGTCATCTATGCGCTTGAAGAAATGGGTATACACCCAATTCCCCATGTCTACAGGGTTGACGCTCAGTATAAAGTGAAGGCTCTGAGTAGGGTGACGAACACGCCCCCGCAGCTCCTTGTAGCCCTCATACTTTACCTCACTGGGCTCTTCAAGCCACACAATAGACAAGCCGTTGATAGACTTAAGCTTGGAGGGCTTATCCATACCTTTGAAGATGATCCTGCTGCCGTTGGGGAATATCAGCTGCATAGGTGAGGTACGTGCTTGCACCCTGCCCTTGACACGATAGCCCTCAGCCAGCAGGTCAAGCTCATCCAATATTTCACAAAACAGGTCAAAGCAGGACTCACGGATGGTGTCATACACTTCACGGACTACCAGCACCTTGCGTACTTCACTAAGACACTTGAGTATTATCTTTAGAGCAACGTGATAGCTTTTAGAACTGCCGTATCCACCTATGAGGAGGTATGTGCTGTAAGACCAGTCAAACAGAAAGTCCTCAAAGTGAGGATTAACCGCTTTCTCAAGGTTCACGCACACACCCCCTCATTAGTGATACAGACGGACTCAAACCACAGGAGGTTCTTGTCGCTTGCCCAGCGCTTT